TGTTGGCCGAGATGTCCTTGCCCTCGTAAAGCAGGGACAAGACCGCCTGCCGGGTCGGGATGCTGACGCCGCTCATTTCCATGGCGGGTCCATGGCCTGCCGGGTTAGTTCGGCCTCAAGTTCCGGGACGGCCAGCCGCACCCCGGACGCGAACACCACAACGTGGCGATGCTGCGGGTTGGCCTCCATGAGCTTGTGCATCAGCTTCTCGTTGCCCCAAATCCGGTAGGCGATGGTGTCCCACATGTCGCCCTGGATGGTGCCGTAGCTATCAGCCATAGGACCGCCTCATCTGCTGCGAACGCATGGCCTCAAGGCGCGATTCCAGGTCTCGGGAGAAGGTGTCCATGGCCGCCTTCACGATCTGATGCACATGCTCCAGGCCGACGCCGGTCACCGTGACGTTGTTGTTCACGACCAGCCCCGACCCGGCTGGTCCACCCTTCCCCGAGGCGGGCGGCCCGGACGGGAGGGACGCGGGGGCAGCCTGACCACCCTGCCCGCCCTGCCCGCCCATGGCCCGCTGCAGGATCTCCTGATGCTTGGGCGACTGCCATGCAGGATCGGAGGCCAGGGCCTGGGCCTTTTCGGACGTCATCCCGGCCAGGGTGGCGGGCTTGACACCGGCGGCGGGCGACGCGGCCGGGGCCGGACTGGCTGGCTCGGGAACGGTCTGGCCCAAATCGGCGGCAACCTTGGCCACATCCTCGGCAGCATCCTTGCCGCCAATTCCGAGCCAGCCCATGACGGTTCCCAGTTTATCTTCCAAAAAACCAAGAGGCGACGTGATCAGGCTGGTGATTTCGTTCATGGCCTTGCCGCAAAACCCGGTGATGGAGTCCCACAGGTCGGCGAACCAGGCCTTGATCGGCTCCCAGTTCTCGTAAATGAGGTAGGCGGCCCCGGCCAGGGCGGCCACGGCCATGATGACCACACCAATTGGGTTGGCGGTCAGTGCGGCGTTCCAGAGCCACTGGGCCGCGGTCACGGCAGCGGTCACGGCCGCCCAACCGAGCATAACTCCCCGGCCTACCAGGATCGCCCCTTGCCAGACTCCATGTGCGGCGGCCGAGGCCAGGGCGACGGTTCGGCTCCACAACATGCTGGCGTTGGCCGCGATAACCGACGGCCGCAACAGCCGGAAGGCCCCGGTGACCAGGCTGACGCCGTCCATCAGCAACGTTCCGCCGATGCGCGCAGCCAACACGGCCACCTTGAATCCCACCAGTCCTGCAGCCGCAAAGGCGATCACTGTCGTCAGGTTCGGATATCGCTGGGCCAGATCGGCAACCACACTGACCATCGACCCCAGACTCTCGGCGGCGGCCCCCACGGTGGGCAGCAGCACAGATCCCAACGTCGATCCAAGCCGGGTCAGGGAGATCGTGGCGGATTTGATGCGTTCGGTCCCGGTGGTCATCATGTTGGCGAAATCCTGGTCCACCACCCCGGATGCGCCCAGAGTCCGTTCCTTGATCTGCCGGTATTCCTCCATGTTCTGGAGCATGGGGGCCAGGAAATTGCCAACCTGCATGTCGCCGAACAGTTCACCGATACGAAACTTGTCCCCCTTGGTGAGTTGGCTGATCAGGCCGATCATGTATTCGACAGGGTTCTCCCCCCTGGCCATGGCCGCCTTCATGCTCGTCTCAAGGTTGACTCCGAATTCTTCCTTGAAGCGCTTGACCGTATCCGGCGCGGTCATTTTCTGCAGGAAATTCTTGAGGTTGTTTGCGGCCTCTTCAGGCGATCCCGCGCCCTTCATGGCCACCTGCAGGGCACTTCCCAGAGTGGCCACGGCCTCCGTGCCCTGCATGCCCAGGGTGGCGGCCTGGGCCGTCAATAATGGGAAAAACCTGGCCATGTCCTTGAGCTCAAAACTGCCTTCCTTTCCGGCCTGGGCCAGCATGTCCATGGCTTTGGGAACTTGGTTTTCCGCCAGCTTGAGGTTGTCGAGCAGGGCGTAGGTGGTCACGGACAGGTCTTCGACCGAAGCCTGGGCGGCCGTGGCCGTTTTGCCGATGGGGGCCAACACCGCCGTGGCCCGGCCGGGATCCAGGCCTTTGCCCAGCAGCACGTTGTAGGCATCCAGCATGGCGTCTGTGGTCTGGTTGACGTCTCCCCCGACACGGCGCATGGACTGCCCCAATTCCTCCACTTGTTGGGCGGAGAGGTCAGCGATGTTGCCGATGGCTCGCAGGCGATGCTCCTCACCCATGGCCACCTTCACAGGGGCAACAAAGGCAGCCGTCGCCCCTGCGACCCCGAGCAGATCACCCCTGGCTTCGTCCCGAACCTCTTTCCGCCGCTGGGAAGCCTGTAACCGATTCAAGGATTGGTTGGCCTTGTCGGCGGAGGCAGCAAACGCCTTGTGCTTGGCCGAAGCGTTGTCCAGTGTGACGCCGTACTTGCTCGCCGTGGCCTGGGCTTTTCCCAGTTCTTTTTGTGTCTGTGCGATTCGATTGGCCAGCTTCACGTTGTCCGTGCCCAACGCGCCCTGGGAGGCTTTCAGCCGATCAAGCCGGGCGCCGAGCCGGGCCACGTCGGCGGCGGCCGACGCGCCCAGTCGCGAACTGGACAGCGCTGTCTTTAACCCTTGCGCCTGTTCGCGAGCTGTCTTAAATACAGTGGTGAATCCAGGCGCGAGCGTTGCGCCCACCACCAACCCTAACGTGATGGCCTTGCTCATGACCTACACCATCTTCTTGTTGGTATTCCTCGGCGAAGTCGCCATCCGGGCCCTGTTCGGGATCCAGGATATTCCGGCTGCGTTCGGGCACGGTTTTCTGGCCGGCCTCATAGTCCTCGGGGTCGATTTCGTTTCGTATTTCATCCGCTCCCTCTTCCCCCGCTCATAGCCTGGGTTCCACATCCCGGGCCGCCTCCATCCAGGCAACCAATTCCGTCAGCGTCAGATCCAGCAATTCGCCCAGGCTCCATCCGGTGCGCGAGGCCAGGGCCACAATCATCATCCGGACGTCCTCGGGCCGGGGCATCACCTGGGCGACGCGCGTGACCGTGTCGCCCAGGCGTGCCCCGATCAGGCCAAAAAACCGGCCCACTTCCTCTGCACGGCGAGATAGTCGGCCCCGTCCATCTGTTCGAGATCCTCGGGGTTGACGCCGAGCAGAGCCGCGATGCCGTGCAACTCGCGCTCCTCGGCCGTGATCGCGCCCGGAAACTGCCGGACCAGATCACGTGCGACCGGGCGACGCGAGAAGACCAGGGAGGTGACGGTGCGATCTCCGGTCTTGAACGGGCGCCTGAGGGACGCGGTCAATTCGTCCGGAGCCACCGGGGCGGACGGCTGCCCCATGGAGGCGGCCGGGGCGGCGGACTGCGGGGTGACGGGAGCGCCCTGGACGGGCGGGACGGTGCCTTCGGGTTTCTTTTCGAGATCGGACATGGGGATGCTCCTTTCCTGGTTTTGGTTATGTCGGGGCGTGGCGGACCACGCCGGACGTGTCGCCGGGCAACCGGGATGTGCTGTTCGCTGTACTTTTGCAGACTGGGCTGATACTGGATTGCCTATTTTTATCGGCCAATCGGCACAGGCCGGGCAGGCCCCAACCTGAACAGGAGGATTTTCGGATGAAGACCTTCGAGTACTTGCTTCAACAGATCCTGTTGGACAACAACGGGAGTTACTTCATGCAACACGGGGACAACCCCATACTGAATTACCCATCAATATCCGCGCCGTTGGATGTTCTTGGGTCTGAAGGATGGGAAATGATAACAAGCCATCGGTACATGACGTCAGACGTTGTTAATGGCGTACAATGCCAATACCTCTACGAGTTCTTTTTCAAGAGGGAAAAATCCTAACCGGCGCTTCGTAATCTGGCTGACTGTCCCTTTTCAAGCAGCCCGAGAATTCTGCTTGAAGACGCTCACCAAATAACTGGTTTTACGTCTGCACATCCATGTATCTCCGGGGCTCCCGGCTGTCGGGAGCCCCGTTCGCGAACAGCACATACTCGGTTGTCAAAGATCAGCGGCCGCAGCCGCGTGTAGCCGTAGCTAGTTGGTCAGGCCGAGATGTTCGCGCACCTGGGCCAGGGCGTCCACGCCGTCGATCTTGTAGATGAAGTTCAGCTGGTCGATCTCCATGGCTTCCTTGCCGTCCACGAAGACCTTCAGATAGGTGACCGAAAGCTCCATCTCGTTGTCCATCTTCTTGCCCACGTCGAGCTTGCCCAGACCCTTTTTCTTGGGCACGCCGCGCACCACGATCCGCGAGGGATAGGAGGTGTATTCGCTGTTTCCAGCGTCCAAGGCCTGGATGGACAGGCGCAGGTCGAACATCTTGGGCGTGGGCGTCAAAAGCAGCATGAGCGGCCGGTAGAGCGTCCGGAACTTGAGCTTCAGGGTCATGCCCTTGGTGTGGCCCATGGTCGGCGACTCGAACTCTCCGCCCAGGCCGGACCCGGACAGCGTCTCCGCCATGTGGTCCACGTCGGGCAGGTCAATGTCGGCCAGGCCGACCAGGTCCGCGCCGTCCTGGTAGACCTTGTAGTTGATGAGTTTTTCCGGAACCCTGTTGATGATGGACATGCTGGCCTCCTTAGGACTGGCCGAACAGGTTGTTCAGGTAGTTGGGATCGTATTCGAGCAGGAACATGATCTCCCGGGCCGGGCTGGGCGGCGTGGCGTACAGGTGGAAACGCGCGACACCGTCCATCAGGTCCGTGATCGGGTTCTCGTCCGCGACGAATTCCAGGCGGCCGCCCAGGAGATATTCGCGCGCCGCCAGCCCGTTCAGCCAGATGTTGCAGCTGTCCACGATGGTTTCGACCAGACGCCGGGTCAGCGGCTTGTCCACCTTGGCCCAGAACGTCAGGATGACCGTGTTCTGGATCCAGTCGAACATCCGGTTGATGCAGTCGAAGGCGTCGATGACGTCGGTGTTGTCGGGATAGGTGGCCGTGCGGCCGCCCCAGCAGCGCCAGCCGCCGATGAAATTGAGGGCGGTCACGATGCCCTGGCCGTTTAAGTAGTTCGCCTCCTCCGGGGTCAGCCAGACGTCGGACCCGGCAATGGTGGTGCCCTCGGCCAGATAGCGCTTGTTGGACGGGGTTTCGTAGGGCACGTCCTCGTTGTTTCCGTCCACCTGGGCATAGAGCGCGGCCAGGTGCGTGCTCATCCAGTGGGTTTCCGTGCCGTACTTGAGCCGCGGCCAGCACACGACCATGTTCTCGTCGGTCAGGTTGTGGTCGTTTTTCCAGCCCGGGCAGTCGGAATAGAGCGTGAGGGACTCGGGCAGATCCACGATGGCCTTGGCCCGGAAATGACCGTTCACATTCGTGCCCTTGGCGGCCATGAGGATGGCCACGGCCGGATCGGCCGAATAGCCAGGGGACACGATCAGACCCGGCAGTTCGCGGAAGCGGGGAAAGACCATGTCGAGCAGCTCGAGGCCGGTCTTTTTGCCGCCGTCCACGCCGCCGATGATGTCGGCCGTGTCGACCATGGAGGGATCGCCGGCGGTGTAACTCATCTTGACGGTGCCGCCGGCCGGGATGGCCCCGGCCGTCTTGCGGGTCAGAGTGCCCCCGGGGCCGTCCAGGTCGTAGTCGGTCCCGGCGACGTAGGTGGTCAGGCCGTCGGTGGATTTCACCACCATGCCGGTCAGGCCGTAATGCCCCACATGCAGCAGACCGTCGGCGTCGAAGGTGCCCGCCACGTCCTCGTGCGCCGTCTTGTGCACGGCCGGATCGAAGACGTTGACCACGAACATGGGAGTCACGGTGTAGAGCGAGAAAAAGACCTTGGCGAACTCGCACAGGTTGTAACTGGCCACGTCGTCGTCCCAGCCGAGGGTGGTGGCGAATTCCTCGTAGGTGGAGATCATCTTGATCTCGTTCACGGGGCGCTTGTCGGCCGCCAGCTTGTGAACAGGGGCCACCCCGACCACAAACGGGACAGACACCGTGGTGCGGCGCGGCGGCACGATCGAGGTGGGCAGACGTTTGGCGTAAACGCCGTGGCGGTAGCCGGTGGCCATGGGCTATCCCTCCTTCTTTTGCGGCAGGTACTTGTCCCGGACGGCGGTCACGGCCCGCGCGAGCGCCGTGCCCGGACGGGAAACGGCACGGAGTGCGGTCCCGGCCTCGGCCACGGGAACGAAACACGCGGCCAGATCCGGATCACCGGCGACGGCCTGGGCCAGCGGCGGCGGCATGGGGCCCCGAAAGACGGCCAAGGCCGCTACCGGGAACGGCCGTACCAAACGCGGGCCGACATAGATCACATGGGCGGGAGCCTCCGGGGTGGCCGGAGTCGCCACCCCGGGCGACGGCGCTTCATCCGGAACCGGATTCAGGCCCTGGTCGATTTGGATCTCATCCATAGGATTCCTCCGTGAGTTGTATGCCGGGCACACGCCAGAGCCCGTTGATCTGGGCGCCCATGTAGGGGAACGAAAACTCCTCGTAGACCTTCCAGGACAGCAGACGGCCCTGTTTGTCCGGGACCAGTTCGCCGCGGCCGGACACCTGCCGCCGCTTGAGCAACGCCGTGCGCACGAACGACAGCAGGTTCTGGATCTCGTGTTCCATGGCCTCGCCTCGCTCGACGGCGCTCACGGCGCATATGATCGCGATCTCGCACAGGGAACCGTCCTCGTAATCCTCTCCGGACGAGGCACGAAGCAGGACAAAGGGATAGGCCGTCTCCTCCTTCTCTCCCTGGTTTCTCGGCGGCAGTTCGCCGATCATGACCCGGGGTGCCCGGAGCGCGGCAGGATTGCCCCGACTTTCCGGGGACAAAAGCGGCAGCGTCTCCAATGCCTTCTCCAGGTAATCCCGTAGGTCCGACAACAGCAGAAAGAACATGACCCCTCCTATCCAGCCTGCTGGAGCAGGAATGCCACCTCGTGCCCCAGATATTTCGCGAAGAGTTCATCCGTCTGTTTTTCGATCGGGATCCTGATGCTGTCCCGATGAAACCAAAATTGCACGGACGGTCCGGTAAGTTCTTTGATCCGGCGCGATCCGTCCTTGCGGCGAAACACCCCGAGGTGACCCGACGGCATCTGGGCCAGGAACGCCCCGGGGATGACTCCCAGGCCGGAGGAACGCAGAACCTGGGCCGACGCCCCTACCGGAGGCCGCCTCACGGATGGGCCGGATGGCTTGACCTTGTAGCGCAGCAGCAACTGCCGCCCCTGAGTCCCGCCCAGGTACCCATGAGCCTCATCCCCGGTCCACATCACCCGGGACTGATACACACCGGGACGGACAAACTTCTGCATGAGCACAGACTCCCGGGAAACGCCCCGGGTGAATTCTCCCTTGAGCTTCGTCAGGAGCTTGCCCAGCGAACGCTGCAGAGCCAGAGGCATTTTGTCCGGAATATGCACCAGCGGTGCGAGTTCTCGTTCGACGAGGGGATGTCGTAATAAAAATTGAGCAGCATCTTACGACTCGTGCCGGTAGAGGTGCAGGGTCAGCAGGCCGCATTCGACCGATGTGGACAACACGGTCCACTCCACCGCATCCACGTTCAGAACGTCCTCGGCCAACGGCCGCTTCAGGTCCGCCTCCCGGACCAACAGGGTCAACAGACGCACGCCGACGCCGGGAGGCTCCTGGGTCCGCTTGCGCCATTCGTCCAGGGCCTGGGCCGAATCCGAGACGTGGTCGGCCAGAGTTTCCTGTCCCTGCAGGATGGTGGGCCGCGAAAACCCCGTGGCATCAAGGAACACGGCGAGATCGGCCGCCAGTTGATCCTGGAGATTCACGCCGCCCTCCCCTTCCACAGCTTGCAGTCCCGATAGTCCGTCAGGCGCTTCATGAGCGCGGCCGGCAGCGGGACGCCGAAAAAATGCAGGTGCTGCAGAATGGAAAGTGATTCATGCAGGCAGAAATAGATGATCAGGAAATCCCTGAACTGGGCATGCCAGATGGCCTCGGTCTTGGCATTCAGGACGGAATCGAGGAGCGAGGCGCACAACAGCGTGGCGTAGTACAGGACGAATTTCGCGAGGCCACCCAGGAATTTGGATTTGGACAGACGGCCGAGCTTCCAGCCATGGCCGATTCCAAGGGCGAAATCCAGGCAGATCAGACCGAACAGGCCTTCGATCAGCTTGTCCTGGCCGCCGATCCACAGGCAGGCCAGTCCGATCACTGTGGATCCTCCGACCTTCAGACCGTAGCAAACCAGCAGATCCTGCACGGACTCCAGGAGGTATTCGCCAGCCGCCTTGAGCATTACGCCCCTCCTTCCAGCAGATGCAGGGCTCGCCGGTAGTCGCCGCCGTCAATGAGCCTGCCTGCGTGGAATTCCATCATGGTGAACGCCCGGGGCGTCACCGCGTCCATGGGGACAGGCTCGGCCAGGGTAGGCTGCAGGGAAACGTAATTGTCGCCCAGGAGTTGCAGGCATTGGTAATCGACGGCGGCGGCCTGGCCGGAGAACAGGATGTCGAGCAACGGCCTGGCCCACCCGGCCAATCCCCAGCCCGACGCCTCGGACCGTAGGTACGGCCGATCCTCGGAGCCGGTGCCGATGGACAGCATCTGGACGGCCTCGGGCGACACACCCCGCTTGATGGCCTCCACCAGGCCGACCATACCGGGATGGTTGGCCCACACGCCGCCGTCGACACAAGCCCGCATGAGGCCCGTGTCGGTTTTAACCATGCCCGGCTCGAAATAGGTCGGTGCGGCGGCCGTGGCCCGGCAAGCTACGGTCAACAGGTGATCCTGGGCCGGATCGGCCGCCGCTTTCCATGATTTGAACACCACCAGCCGGCGGCCCTCGATATCGTAGGCCGTCAGGCACAGATCGGTGCGGGTCTGCGAGAGCGCTACGTCGCCGAACACGGCGGCAAGTCCCGATTCCAGACCCGCCGCGTCGTAACTTTCGTCGGCAAGTCCGCAGACAGACCGCAGTTTTTTGGCGAGCGACTTGCGAAAGATGGTGCGACCGTGGTCACGGTAAAACGCCGCCATGTCCCCGGCCGGGATGCCCAGGGCAAGACCGGCCCCGAGAATGCCGCCCGTGCTGGTGCCGACGATCAGATCGAACAGCTGGCAAGCGTCGCGGCATGTGGCGGATTCGATTGCCGCCACGACCAGGGCCTGGAGGTAGCCGCGGATACCGCCGCCGGAGAGAGAGAGGATGCGCATGGTCAGCCAGCCTCGACGAAGAAGCGAGTCAGACCGTATTTGAGTGCGACCGGCAGACAGGCCCTGGCCAGCCTTCCGATGGACTCCCGGGCCCGCTGCCAGATGGATTGCGCCTCGGGAGCACCGGCTGCAGCGGCCTGTTCGGCGGCTTCGCATTCGGCGGCCGCGGCCGCATACTCGTTGTCCAGACTGGCCGCCTCGACAGGGGCGTGCGGTTCTATGGCGTCGATGCCCTGGCGCAGACGATCCAGGGACAGCCGCAGCCAGTCGGCTCCGGCCTGCACGGTTGCGGACGGATCGGTGGTACGTGTGGGTAGGATGCCGACGCACCCGGAGCACAGCATGAGGAACAGCACAAGCAGCAGCCTCGCCATGGCTCATCCCTCCCGTGAAAATGTTTGCCCCAGACCGGCACCGGCCGGGACGCCGAGCACCACCGGGGGAGGCCTGTCCTCCGGTGTCGATCCCGTTGGCGGTGTCTCCGGCACCACAGCGTCCGCAGCAGTCCCGGGAACTGCACGGGAAACCAGCGGCCCGGAGGCCACGGCCCGGCCGTACAGGCCCCAGCTGGCAGCCACACCGCCGACGGCCGACACGACCCACCACAGATTGAATTGCGGCAAGTCCAAAATGTAGCCGTTGATCCACAGGCGCATGTCCACATGCCCGCTCGGATCCACCCACCCCAGGGACACGAGCACCTGGACGGTGGACAACAGCAGGTACAGACAGCCGGTCGCGCGTCCGGTCCGCGAAGAGAACAGGCCCCGCGCCAGACGCCAGGCGGATTGCATCCTGTTCATTGCCCGACCTCGCCCGGTTCGATCAGCCAGATGTCCACCGGCAACGAGTAGGTGGTGATGACCGACTGCAATTTCGCCAGGTGCCGTTCATCGGACGGTTTTTCCAGGATCAGCAGGATCCCGGCCCGCTTCCCGGTGACAGCGGCATAGGCCAACGATTGCCCCACGGCCTCGGCCCACTTGGGAGCAAAATCGACCTCGACGGCATGAGTCGCCGTCTCGCAGTCGATACGCAGGCCGCCGGGCAGGCGGACCTCCATGGCTCCCTGTTGCCTGTCGCACCAGACCCGCTGATACTCACGCTCCAGATGCAGATGCCGGGCAGAGGCCGCAGGGACGGTTATCGCCACGATCAGCAACACGGTCAGGGAAACGATGCCCAACGGTCTGGCGACGCATCGCTCCCATACCGCCGCCCAATGTCTGGAACGCAGCCTGGAGATCCCCATGTCACACAATCTGCAGTAGATGTGCAGGGGATTCGCGAGATGACAAAAGAGTTTACGCAGCCTCATCCGGCCACCTCCCGCCGAGATTTTCCAACACCTCGCCCGGATAGTTGTTGCTCTGATTGTTCCGGCCGCCGGACCCGGCGTTGTAGGCCCGGACCACGACAGGCCACCCCTCGCCGCCAAAACGGCGGCGCAGATCAGCCAGATAGCGGCAGCCCCATTCGAGGCCGGTTTCCGGATCGCACAATTCCGGGAACCACCCTGAAAACCCCAGTTCCCTGGCCGTCTCCCCCATGATCTGAAGCAGTCCCCAGGAAAACGCCCGGCCGTAGGCCTCTGTGGCCTTCGAGCAATGCTCCGGCCGAAAACCAAGCTCGCGCCCCTCGACGTATTTCCGGAAAAAATCCGGCTCGAAGCGCATAGCGTGCTGGTTGCCGCCGGATTCCTTCCGGACCATGGCCAGAACCAGTTCCCACGGATGACCGTGACGGGTGGACACAGCGCGGATCAGGTCCACATGGGACGCTGCCGGGGCGGCCTCGTGCCAGCCCATGGCCTGCGCCAATTCCTCCGCCGATCGGTAATAAGCGTACTGCCCTTTGCGGCAGACCCAAAACGCCCGCGCGGAGCGCTGCTTCTGGTCGGCATGCCAGCCGGGTGTGTTCCAGTCCGGATAGAATCCGATGCCGGAGAATCCGGCCTGATCCAGCAGATCCAGTTGACGGCGGTACGTCAGGCCAAGGAATGCAAAATCCACGGCCGTGGCCGGATCGTCGTAATGCCCAGAACCCGGGACATGCCCGGCCGAATCCCTGGCCTGATTGATGCGAATCGGGACGCCGGCCTTTTCCCGGACACCGTCCATGGACAGCACCAGATCGGGCGACACCCGGTCCGGATCATGCCGCCACTCGCGGGCCTTGAAGTGTTTGACGCCGGACGGAAACATCTTAGGCCTCGGGGTCCGCGCTCGCGACGCATTTCACCAGGACGTTGGGCCGGGTGCAGTACGGCAGCGGGTTCGACTCGAACCACAGATCCACGCCCCGGTTGAAATCCTTGAGCTCCTGGCGGGCATAGAGCATTTCCCCAGGGGTGTTCACGGTGTCAATGAAGTTGCCGGGGGCTGTGGCGAACTGGAACGTGGACATGGTCCCCTCGGGGATCGCGTGTCCCTCACCCTCGGCGATGAATCGGATGACCGCTCCCTGGGAACTGGGGGCCTGGCCGCCGAATTCCTCGAAAATCACGCCGCTGAAGGTAAATCCCTTGCGGATATCCTTGCTGGTCAGTTCGGCGGCGGCCACTTGGTTGAGGTAGAATTTCTCGACGCTGGGATGGGTGATCAGCTTGTCGAAAAATTCTTTGGACACGAAGGCACGCACGCCCGTTGACACGTCGCCGAACAGGTTTTCCTCGATGTAGCGGCACAGATCGCGGCAAGTGCTGCCCACGTCCGTGGCGTCGTTGTCCAGATCGAAGTAGATGACCTTCTGCTGCATGCCGAACCGCTCGTACAGATTTTCGAGGACGGTCTCGCCGTCGCCGTCCAAGATCAAACCCTTGATGGCTCCCCACATGAGGAACTCCCAGGTGATCTCGAATTTGCGGTGGTTGTCGATCAGACAGCCCCCCATGACGGACGAGAGGGTTTTCAGCGAGTTTTCGGTGCCGAATTCCCTCACGCCCTGGAAGGCCTGGGGCAAGATCACGTCATCCATGGGGATGTGCGGCACGGTCAACGAGATCATGTTCCGGCCGCCGTGACGAGACTGCGAACCGGGGCCTCCGCGCGGCTGGGACGGCAGCAGGGTCAGGATATTGCCTTTGCGCTCGATCAGCACGGACGTGGTGGTGATCGGTTTATGGACGAAGATTTTCCCGGTCAACAGACGGCCGTAGGTATTGGGCACGAGGTTGATGGACGTGGTCAGGCTGACCAAACTGAAGGCATCCTGGGCGAACGGATTGATCATGGGCATGACTTAGACCCCCACGCTGGATTTGACGCCCAGAGCGGCCAGTTCGGCCAGGGCCTGGTTTTTCTGGGCGGCGGTCAGGCCGGCCGGCCAGGACAACATGTCGCCGATCACCACCGCGTGGCCGTTGATCACGACGCCGCGCACGTCCGACAGCCGAGCGTCGTAGACGTCGATGGTCAGGCCGGCGGCCACCTGGGTACCGTCCACGGCATCCGGATCGAGGATCTTGTACTTTCCGGACCCGGGCGGCACCGTGATCGTGATTTCATCCCCGGCGACGAAATCGGCAGCCCCGCCTGACAGGGTGAACGACAGATGCGGCGAGGCATAGGGCGCACCGACGACGGCGTCCTCAAGTCGCAGGCCACGCGGGCTGATCACATGAAAAACGCCCGACCCGGCCACGGCCTCGGCGCACGCGAGCCGGTAAATCCCCTCCTCGGCCATGACCCCGAGGGCCAGATCGGAGATCTCGCCGTTCCCGGTATTGCCCTGGACGGCGGCGGCTACCGGCGCGCCCAGGGACACCCGCCCGACGACGCCGCACAACGGGATCAATCCCCCGGTAAAAACGGCCTGGGCGCGGGAAAAGTCCCGCAGTTGCCGGCGCACGATGTCCGAGAGGCTGTTTTTTTCGGTCAGGATGGTCATTTCGCACCTCCGAATTGCTTGGCCATGTAATCCACCAGGTAATTCGCGTTTGTGGGCGCGCCCGGCGTCTTGGCACCCGGCTTGACACCGTCGGCGTCCAGACGCCGCAGGGCGTCAAGCATGGCCTCGGGCTTCGCGGCTGCCTGTTTTTCCCCTGCGGGACCGGACGCCCCCACGATCAGGGCGGCAGCCGCCAGCGACTCGCCGGTGAGACCTGCGGACAGAGCGGTCTCCAGGCGCTTTTTCACTTCCTCCCCGGCCACCACGCCCACCAGGGCCAGCACTTCGTCGCGTCCGGACTGTGCGGCCTGGGCGGTGATGGCCGAAACGTCCGGAGATGCCGCGGCGGCCGCCGACGGTCCGGCACCCTGGGCGGTTTGACCAGCCAGGGCCTGCATCGATTTGTCCATGATTTCCTCCCGTATGGATGCCAACAGCTCATCCCTGTTCTGTACCCGGTCGACCAGACCGGCCTTGAGGCCCTCCTGTGCCAGAAATACGCGGCCGTCGGCCCATTCGCGGGCCGACGCCTCGTCCAGGTCACGTGCAGCTGCGACCTCCCTGACGAACAGCGTATAGATGCCGTCCATCCTGCCCTGGATCGACGCCAACGCCTCGGGCGACAGCGGCTCGTAGTTGTTGCCGAACGCCTTTTCCTTGCCCGCCGAGATGACCGTGAACGTATATCCGGCCGCTTCGGCCGCCTTGGAAATTTCCAGGTGCACCCCGACGACTCCGATGGAACCGACGTTCGTGATCGGGTTGACGGCCAGTATCCGCGCCCGCGACGCCAGCCAATACGCAGCCGAACAGCACGTCCCGTCAGCCCAGGCATAGACGGGCTTGACCGCGTCGGCCGAGTCGATGATCGTCGCCAACTCCTGCACGCCCGAACATTCGCCGCCGGGGCTGTCGACATCCAGCAGGATGGCCTTGACGGCGGAATCGGTCAGCGCCTGACGCACCTGAT